CTCGAGTTAAGATTTGGTTTGAGGTCGCCTACCTCTAGCTAAATAGCTATTTTGGGGATCGCCCATGGCACAGGGACTGAATCGTCCGTTAATAATAATAAAGTAAAAATCAAAAAACACATAATTGTCACACGTAAATATAAGATTCAGCTCTAGTTTTTGGTTACGACTTACTAGCAAAGCCGCCATTCAGTTATAATTCTGATTTGGCTTTTTCAGACACTTCTCGAAATCGCTTCCAGAGAAATGCATAACTACGTAGAGGAACGTCTTCGAAGTATGTACTCAAATCACATTCTTCGATAACCTCTAGTAGCATTTTTGTTTTTTCCTCAAATACCACTTCGCCATAGTGCCACCACTCTCCTTGGGCACATCTTATGATATCACTAATCTGCTCACCAGCAGTAATTGTTTTGGATTTCACATACACGCACAGCATTTTATTAATGCTCTTCTCGTCCAATGGTGCGGTAAATGTCTCCTCAGCCACATTCCATAACCATGCTCGCTTTAAAAAGCTAGCTTCAGAAATGTTAATGTAGGGAATAGATTTGGCCTCCTTATCCGCCATAGTGTAGGTAATTCCAACTTCAGCCAAACTCTCGCTAATAGAGGTATGGTTAAAATCGGGAAAATCATCAGACACAGACATGATATTGTCATCTCCATATGTTAACAATGCAACAGCATCAGAGAACTCGGTCACATCATAACCGGTTTCAATGAATGTGTAACGCATGTACAGCGAGTTAACAATAGAATTGATGATGACTGTTAAAGGATGGCCAGAGGGGTTAGAACCCCAAAAGGTAACTAAATCACCATTATAGTCAACCAGTGGGTAGGCAATATCCTGTGCTGCACAAGACATGCCCAATAAGTCTTCTTCGGTGAAATTACCACTCTCTTTGGCTAAGACAATCAAGATTCTAAAAGCTTCAAGAATCATACCTGGAGGCATCCTCTTATCATAAGCTTTATAATCACCAGCAACAATCTTGTCCTCACCATGAGTTGTGATATGTTCATACAAATCAGTCCATTCAGTGGAAGGGGCTACAGTACCAATACCACACTCAAATTCAATTTTGAAATTTTGAATCAAGCGCACATGGCTAAGAAATAGTTCACGCACCACTAGTGACCAGTCAAAAGGGGCACCGCAAAAGACTCTTGTCTTACCAATAGCAGCCTTCTTTATAGACACCGCTTCATCCTTCAAATGGGCCGTAAATACCGGACTATAAGCAATACCCTTATTGTAAGAGTCACGCACATTTCTAACGCGCCTTGACATCTCGGGTGCTAATTTGACCGGATCCAAAAGACCTCGTTGGGGCTCTGTTTTAAGTAGATGTTTCTTCTTAGTTTCACCAAAGGGTGCTCCAGCAGAAGTAGACTTCTTAATAGAGTCCACAAAAGCAATACCCTCAGCTCCATTCAAAGCATCGAATTCATCGTATCTCTGCAAAATCTTAAGAGCCCCCTCGGGTAATTTCGTTCGTACATGTTCTAGATAAGCATCACCACATTGTCGGATCTTTCCTTCATCCAATCGCGTAACAGGATCACACAGATCCAGGGCAGCCAATCGCCACGGTCTGTAACTTGCCATATCGGGCTTCGTGAAAGATGTATCAATGCCTCGTTTGTTAACAGCCTCCCTAATAGGTGTGTTGCAAACTTGGGTCTTTGGAGTGGGTCTATAACCTATGAAACTACCATGAAGCGTAGCGCTTCCTCGTTCAATGTAGCGAAATACACTCTTGGGATGCAAACTTCCAAGCACTCGGGTCTTCAGTTCAGAATTGAGAACAGGATTCTCCCATGTTACAGGTTTT